CGTTATCAATTCAGTGGGGGCGGTAGTTGCGGTCATTCTTGCTGGTCTTGGTATTAGTAGCAAGTAGTGGAGCGATGTTTATAGGTGATTGGGACGCGGAGAATCGGTATCAGGTTCAATCGGCTGTGGAGTATATGCACAGCGTTATTGGCTGGCGTGCTTTTGACGGTGTGGAAGTGCGCATCATCTACGAAGCGCATGAGGACAAATGCCAGTATTCAGGATTGGTCTATAACGACAGCATTGTATTCTACGTCTGCAAAGGGCGCGTCATTCCCTACCACCTTATATACCACGAGTTCGGGCATATATACCGCAATCGGTACGCCACAGAATATGTACCTCCAGCCTGGCAGCCGATTGAAGCGACTGTGGACGATGATAACTGGGGCAGTGTCCCGGCTCTTCTCCACCCGTGCAACGAAGCAGGCGAACGATTCGCGGACGCCTTCGCAAACTACATGAGCGAGAATCTACCAGATGACGATTGGCTATCAGCCATCTTCGCGGACAATATGTTTCTGGTGCGGGACAAGGCAGGCAGACGAGCTGCATCACTGCCTCGTACACAGGCGCAAAGGTGCGGACTATCTGGACCATCCATTCAACCTCATGCCGGTCTGCCGTACCTGCCACGCTAGTGGTATGGTGAACGGGTACGCGGCACGGGTGCGGTGGTGGAAGTACATCTGCAACAAGCACGGACACGCGGCGGTGAGCGAGTGGTACGCCGGACTACCACTGAAGGTGAAGGAGCGGTTTGACTGAGATACAGGCGATAGAGCTGGCGTGTGAGATTAGACAGGTCAAGTCAATGGTTGATCACAGTGTTAATGTCACGTTGAACATACCTGAATATTGCCGCGATCAAGCGGCTGTATTGCTTGCATGGCAGGGACTAATGGCAAAGGTCGTTATGGAAGTCATTAATGATAAGGAACTCGAACAACCTGAAGGGGCGGTTGCTAGGTTTAGAAAACATCCACTCTATGCAAAACATAAGTTATAAACACAAGGCTTTTATTGATGAGTACTTTCGTTGCAACATGAACGCAACGGAGGCTTATTTCAATGTTTATAGCTCTAAAAACAGGAACAATGCCAGAACGAGTGCGGCTACTTTATTAGCAAAACCTAACATTCAAGAGGAAATTAACCGCCGTCTGACCGAGAAGGCTATGGGATCAGATGAGGTATTAGCAAGGTTATCCGCAATGGCAAGAGCATCATTGTTGCCATTTATAAAGATAACAGATGAGGGGTTTGTTTATTTCGACTTTTCGCACCCTGACGCAAAAGAATACCTGTTCCTGATCAAGAAAATAAAGACAAAGCGAACCCGTCGATTAGAAGGCAAGGGCGAGAGTTCAGAGGTATGGGAGGATGAGTGGGTTGAAGTTGAGCTGCATGATTCCCAGTCTGCATTAGAGAAGATCGGCAAATATCACAAGATGTTTATAGATCGCATTGATGTAACCACAGATGGAAACAAAATAACCCAGGGGGACAGCATCATTGTTATCAAACATGGCAACGATTGAGCGACACGAGTTCAAAATACCGATAGCAACCGAGCAGGATCTACGGGATTATGTTTGGCTGGCGTTTGGCGTTGTCATTCCTGATGTGAAGGTATGTCCTAATCATACAACACCCTGGCGTGCGTTTGCCGATGCGTACTTTACAAAGCATACCGTTGATATTTGGAAGGCGTCACGCGGGTTTGGCGGTAAGTCGTTCCTGTTGTCCGTACTGGGTATGGTAGAAGCTACGACACTTAAGGCTGACGTGAATATACTGGGTGGATCGGGAGCGCAGTCATCCAATGTGTTGAAGCACATGACGCGGTTATGGAACTTCGAAGATGCGCCGCGTGACCTATTGACGGGTGACGTGAAACAGGAAATGCGCTTCTTGTGGGGTAACACGGTACAGGCACTCATGGCGTCACAGACGAGCGTACGCGGTCCGCATCCTCAACGCCTGCGTATTGACGAGGCTGACGAGTGCGACATACGCATAATTGATGCAGCACTGGGACAGCCAATGGGTAAAGAGGGTATAACGGCACACACCGTATTATCCAGTACCCATCAAAATGCAGACGGTACAATGACCGAATTACTGAAACGCGCCGCACAGAATAACTGGGGCGTGTATGAGTGGTGCTGGCGTGAGACGAGCGCACAACCTACCGGCTGGTTATCTGATAGTGAAGTGGAACGCAAGCGCACGGAAGTAACGTCTGCTATGTGGGCGGTGGAGTATGACCTACAAGAACCATCGCCGGAATCCAGGGCAATATATCCAAGTGCGATAGATAAGATGTTCGATCTGTCTTTGGGTGAATTTGAAGGAACAGCAAGGGAATACATAGAGATAGAGCCTCCCTGGTGTACTTGTAACAAATGTGGATACGGGCAGCCAATAGCAGACGGTGACGAGTGTCCTAATTGCAAAACAGAGATGACACACGCACGCTACGCAACCGGCGCGGACTGGGCGCGTAAACAGGATTGGACTGTGATCATAACGCTGCGTATCGACTGCAACCCTATCAAGTTGGTTACTTTCGAGCGCACAGGGCGATTACCATATCCCGTCATGGTGCCTCGACTGGATTACGTGAATAAGCGGTATGAAGCCAAATCCGCTAACGACGGTACGGGGTTGGGGGATGTGGTGAATGGTTATCTAACTACGTCATCCGAGGCTGTACTTATGATTGGTAGGGAGCGACACGATCTATTATCAAACTGTATATCTGCAATTGAGCGCGGTGAGATTAAATCGCCGGATATTAACTATTTAAAGCGTGAATTGAAATATGCAAGTGTTGATGACGTATATGGGAGCGGACACTTACCAGATAGCTTATCGGCATTAGCATTGGCGTATAAAGCAGCAGGCGTTGGTTATGCCAGCGGTGCGGATCTGATAGCATTTCTTTAGGGGGAACTAATGAGCATATTCAGCAGATTATTCAGCCGTAATAAAAAGGGCATGATGGAAAATCCACCACCCGTATTATCCGCGCTGGCAAAGGGTGAGGAGTATAACATTCCAGATGGGTCGATGTATCACGCGCAGGCAACGATGTATCAGAAGTTGTCCTGGCTGAATATGGCGATAACGATCACTTCACAGATAGCCGCGTCCGTGCCATTGAAGGTATATAAAGAATCGGGCGACGTGGATCCCGAAGTCAAGAATCACGCGCTTGTATCTAAGTTACGCCGTCCTAATCCGCTCATGTCACGCTCTGAGTTCTTTACGGCAACCTTCTCATACTACGGTATCAACGGCAACGCGTATTGGTGGCTGAACAGCACATCACCGACAAGCGAGCCTGCTGAGATATGGGTCATTCCATCGGACATGATAAAACCTGTGCCGGACGAAAAGATGTTCGTCAAGGAATATGAATATACATACGGCATGGGTGAGACCATCAAGATACCGACATGGCAGATTGTACACTTCAAGACATTCAATCCTAACAATCCGTTCATAGGACTATCACCTATTGAATCAATTGCGGTGGATGCTGTAGCGGATATAAAGATGTCAGAATACAACGCCAAGTTCTTCGGTGATAACAACGCAAGGCTTCCGGGCATCCTATCGTTTGCAGATAACATCGGCGATCCAGACTGGGAGAAGATCAAGAAGGACGCGGAAGCCAACGCCAAACGGCGGTCATTGATGCTGTTGCGCAACGCAGGCAAGGGCGGCGTGCAGTGGCTTATGAATACCATGACGCAGAAGGACATGGAGTTCCTGAACGGGCGTAACTTCACGAAGGAAGAAGTATTTGGCATGTTCGCTCCCGGGCTATCATCCATACTGGCCATCAATGCAACTGAAGCCAACGCTAAGACGGGCAAGGCTACGCTGATTGACTTCAAGGTATATCCGATGCTGTGCTCTATGGCTGAAAAGATGACCAATGATCTGCTCCCTACCTATGGCGATAATGAGTATGCCGAGTTTGAGGACATACGCATAACTGACAGGGTGCTTGAATTGCAGGAGCGGGTCGAATACAGCAAGGTACATACCGTCAATGAGATTCGCGAGAAGTACGACGGTGAGGGCAAGATGGAAGACGAGCGCGGCGATCTGATGCTGGTCCAACTGAATACCTACGCGCCATACGAGCCGGAGCCTGAAGTACCCAGTGATGAATCCAACGAAGTGATGGATGCCGAGGGTGATACTGACATCAAAGCTGATATGCTGAAATGGAAGCGCAAGGCACTCAAGGCGGTCAAGGACGGCAAGAGCGCGGCGGTCAAGTTCGATAGCGATACGTTATCCGATGCGATGGTCGTGGAGATAACACAGGGATTACAGAAGGCAAAGACGGCTGGCGATGTCAAGGCGGTATTCGAGTTCGTGAATACAGACGAGCCGACTAAGGCGACCCGTGCTAATATCGGAGCGGTGGATAATCTGGTATCCGAGATCAAGCGCGTCAGCACACAGCTTGACCAGGTACGCTACGAGGGGATGCTGGAATCCATCGCCAGTCGGAAGGACATGACGGCATCATTCCCGATTGAGATCAATGTACCGCCGCCTGTTATTAACGTCAATGTCGAGCCAACGCCGATTGAGAATAATATCAATGTGCCTGAACAACCAACGCCGAACGTGACGGTAGCAGCCACGAAGGTCGAGAATGTGATCAACGTCCCGAAGTCGGAGCCAGTCATCAACGTACAGGCAGCACAGCCGAAGAAGGAAAAGAGCAAGGTGCGGGTACGCAGGGACAGTGACGGCGATATAGTCGAGATGGAAGAGGTCTAATGGCAGACAATGTAACCTTCAGCAAAGATTACGCAACGCCGCCGAATGGTACGGTTGTCCGGACGATTGAGCTGGACGGCAAGGCGTATCAGGTCATCGTATTAGCTGGGTCAGATGGAACGGCTGTAACAACGATAGGCAGTAAACTGCGCGTATCATCCATGCCGTACTTTTACGATGTGGCAGAAGGGAACGTCACTGGCCACGCTGTATGGACGAAGTTAGGTTATACGCCAACGATGACAACGGCTGAATCCGACCTATGGAGTAAGGCGGGCGCGTATGTGTTCCCGGCAACAGCGCAGCAGATGGAAGTCGTGTCATCTGATAACACGAATGACATAGTTGGCGGTACAGGGGCGCTCAAGGTTACGATCTATTATCTTGATAACCTATGGGCTGAGAAGACCGAAGAGGTCACGCTAACAGGCACAACGCCAGCTAATACCGTAGCCACGAATATCTATCGTATTAACGGATTCAGGGTGACGAGTGCGGGAGCAACGGGCAAGGCGGCAGGCAACCTATCACTCAGGGCAGTTGGCGGCGCTACGACTTACGGCTACATCACGGCGGGTTATACAAGGGCAAGGTCGTTATTCTACACCGTGCCAGCGAGCAAGACGCTTTATGTCACGAGCTTCACGGTAAGTTATGGGTATTCAACAAACCAGACGCATTATGCAAGGTTATACACAAGGGCTACGCAGAATGAAGGGGTAAGAACACCGGGTATATTCTATCCTTACACTGAGGTCGTATGCGCTAATACGTCCCAGCATGTAGCATTGGAAGAGCCGACAAAGTTGGTAGAAAAGGTGGACATAAAGGTATCAGGCATCGCTACATTTTCAGGTATAGCGTCGGTGGCACTTAGGGGCTGGCTTGAATGACACTACTACTGTTGTATTCCGGTATTCGACCCGATCCAATTCCAGCAACGACTGGATCCATTATCTATTGGAATAATCCTGTTGCAGAAGTACTTGAATCAGACGATGACGAAGTGTTATTATTAGGGTTGATGTTTATGAGGATGCTCAATGGTAGATAAGAATGAGTTGATGAACGAACTGCATGACCTTCTCGAAGGTGCGATTGACGTTATCAATAAGGATTACGCCGATTGTGTTCCTGATGCGTGGAAGGCGTCGCTGCAGCGCAGGGACAAGCGCGAGCCGGGCAGACGCGAGAAGCAACTGCTGACCGACAAGATATACTCAGCCATACGGAAGCACATGGGACGCATAAGGGACAGACTGAAGCAGCGGGTCGGTATCAAGTCGGAGATAGGCAACCTGATAGATGACGTGGTGGACTGGGAAGATCCTGAGTTCATTCGTGAACTGATAAAGTTATTACAGGTGGCAGGTATCGGCGGTATCTCATTATTCAAGGACAAGATCGGCGTCGGGTTTGACTTCACGCTGGTCAATGCTGAGGTTGCAAAGTGGGCTTCTACCTATGCCTTCGACCTTGCAAAAGACATCAGCAAGACAACGGCTGAAGCATTGAAGAAATCCGTTGAAGCGTTTATCGCTACACCAGGCTATTCAATGGGTGATATAGTCAAGGACTTATTAGACAATGGACTGTCAGCATTAGGGGAGCAATCCATAGAACAGCGGGCATGGAACATCGCCACGACTGAAGTGACGCGGGCATACGCGCAGGGACAACAGCAGGGAGCGGACGCGCTGGCTGAGGCATATCCAGATGTAAGAATTATAAAACGGTGGTACACAAACAACGATGATAAAGTGTGTGAGTTTCTATGTGAACCATTAGACGGAAAAGAAGTTGCAGAAGACGAGAATTTTTACGAGCCTGAATCTGATTACGAAGACGGCAATCCACCGCGCCATGTGAACTGTAGGTGCTGGATGGATTACACGACAAAGATAACGGATGACTAATGGCAGATGACTATTCCATTGAGGTCAAGGGGCTTGATGAACTGAAGGCTAAATTCAATAAGTTTCCGACTGAGATAAAAAAGAACATGAGAGCGGCATCTGTTGAGGCTGGCAAGGAAGTCATATCAACAGTCGGGCTGCAGCGTTATCCGGCTGATGGTGCTTATAACCAGCCGCCTGAACCGTACTATATCAGGGGGCGTGGCACGCAGTATAAGGAAGGTAACGCTGGCAACTCGGAGCGGTATGGCACGAAGTTCTATGTCGAGGCGTACGGCATGGGAGCGAAGGCTGGCAACAATGCTTCATACGCTAAATATCTAGCTGGTCCAACGGATAGCGACCAGGTAAGCTGGGCAAAGTCGCACGGATGGAAGTCGCTCATGGCCGCAGTCGGTGAGAAAATGAGCAAGATAAAATCCATATTTGAAGCATGGGTATCAAAGACGTTGAAGGAGATCGGGCTGAAATAATAACCCGTATTGCTTGACTA